CTATCTATCTCAGGCATTTTATTCATCGCCTCTGACCATATCATGTCAGCGTTTGCAAGGAGACCGTGCCTACTAATCAAGACGTCCATAGTTACCATCTCTTGGTCATCTAAATCCCGAAGTTTTTTATAACCTCGTGTTATGCGATCTCCCGTAGACATGTAGCTATAAATCTTACGCGCCACCTCTCCAGAGATTTCTTTACCCTTGCGCATCTGTTCCCAACCATTAACCGCATCAGATATTTTTTCGCTGATTGACCGGTGGCCGCGGTACATAAACAAATAACCGTTTGATTTCAAGTCGTTAGCGACTGGTTGGAGTTGATAGCCCGCTTGCGATAAAATTAGCCAAGAGCCTTGCGCCATGTCCAGAGAACTTATATGACTGATCCGCGCCACATTGCCTCGGTTGTTTTTTGGTTCATACTTTTTGGGAAACCTTCGGGTGATGCGGCGCACGACATTCTCAGCAAGAGAATGCACAGTTTGCGGGACACGGTATGATTGAGACAACGTCTCTGAACCTCCCGGCAAGTTTATGAAGTGATCAACGTCTGCACCTGCCCACCGGTATATAGCTTGATCGTCGTCTCCTGCACAGTACATGCGCTTAGAGTTTTCATCTAGTATGTGAGCTATGTCCCATTGTAGTGGACTTAAATCTTGAGCTTCATCTAAGAAGCACAGATCAAACTCGGGACAGTATGTGTTCTTGCCAGATACAAACTGGTCTAGCATGTCAGTAAAGTCGTAGAGACCCAACTTTTCTTTGTATTCTCGTAAGCATTTCTCGACATAATTTACTGTATTCCAATCATCTTCAATGTTGCTACAGTTGTACTGGTCTCTCAAGTTAACTTTTCTCAACCGAGCTAAGTTAATTAATCCTAAAATAGGATCGTTACTAGAAACCATAGATGGCACGTCATCATCAAAGTTGGTGTTCTTTGAGCCACCAAGAGAGATGCCGATCTTTTTACTTAATTCTCTGTAGTTGGCTTCTTGCATTACTTGCTCGGGACGAATGTCTGTCATTGTAAGTGCAAGAGAGTGCAATGTACGAAAGTGTACTAGGTCTTTTTTAGCGTCCAACCCGAAGCGCGAAGCGGCACGTTCCTTGGCCTCGTTTGCGGCTTTACGTGTAAACGCTAGAAACGAAATACGATGCGGGTGTATGCCGGACGCTAACGCTTCGTCTACCATATTTAACAAGGTAGTCGTTTTTCCTGTTCCCGGAGGCCCAAAAATTCTAAACATTTCTAGTCTTTTCGCGCTTATATATCTGTTGAACCCTTTGTTTTGATATTCCAAACCATTTGGCTACGGCTGTCATAGTAACCCGTTGTTCATCTATGAGACGTACAATCTCGGCATTACGATCTGATTTAGTTATGTTCGGCATTAGAATGGGGCCTCTTGTTGTGATCCAAACTCAGGAGGATCAATGTCGATGTCCATGTTATCAAACGACGGTATCTGCCAGACGCGCACAGCACGTCCTTTAATTTTCATAACAAGGCTACTTCCGTTGATGTCTCGCAAGCGTTGAGCAATGCGGTGCGATTTATATTCAAAGAACTTGTTCTTCTTTAAAAAGTTTTCAAAGTCTTTTAAGCGGAAATATGTAATGTTAACCTCTTCATCAGTCCAAGGTTTACGAAGTAAGATTTCTTCTTTATCTTGCGCAACCTGTAAATGGCGGCAGAACTCTTCTAAGTAATCGTAGAACTGACCACTTATACTGGCGTCTTGTGCTACTTCAATGATTGCGCTTTCGTTATCTTTCATCTCATTAAGCAGTGTGCTTATCCGAGCTTCCCATTGTTGCTTGGCAACAGAGCGTGGCATAAAGTTAAGTTGCTCCATGCAAGCTTTTTGAAATGTCATCTGGTTCATTAGTGCGTCCGTGTCCATTTCTAAGGGTTCACCGTTTACATCCATAAACCAAACGGGTGGGGTAGAGTTATATTTTCGGAGATTTGCGATGGTAGCACCGGCTACCGCGGCACCTATGCCGAACTTACGTGTCCGACATAGGTCTTTATTACAGTGCGAATTGATTGGGGCGTCTGAACATTTGTACGCGTAATCTTTCCGCTCAACTTGTTTGGCAACAACATTTACCTCCGAGAGTGGCAATGGCGGAGATATGTACTCCATGTTGAAGCGTAGTATCTCTGATTCCCAACTGTCTGGGTACGCCTTTCGTAAGTAAACGCCGATGTTGAATAGACCATTGTTTCGTCCTCCTTCACTAATACGAGCTTTACACAGTATCTGTAGGCAGGGCGGACCATCCTTGAGTAGGTCGGTTTCTCCGCCACCTACTACTTGAAGCTTAACAATTTGTTCAGGAGTTTGTACATGCTTTTCGTACAGTTCAATAAATTCTTCCAGAGTTGCGGACGTGCCGTCATCTAAAAATGCGTAACGTAAACCGTTCTCGTGGTCATAATAAGGTAGGTTTAAAAAGTTACCTACATCCCCGCGGTCGAGGTGTAACCTAATCTGTTTTGGAAATATTTCGCTTTCGCCATACCCGAGAGCCGCGGCTATTGATTGCAGAGCCTTCTGCATATCCTTGGCTTCTGTCCACTCACTTGCAAACAAGAAGCAGTGCGCTCCACCGGATTTAGACCGGCAAACTACCATAGGTATATTTAACCTGCGTATCTTATCTACCAGTAATTTGTGATCTAACGGGTACTGATCAATATCGATACAGCCCCATTTACAACAATTATCTTCATTAATAGGGATGATGCCTAAACCTGCACCGGCCCCAGATAGATGGTTACTCCAAAGTTTTTCATTGCGCGGTTCTCTTAATATGCCCGCTTTGCCTTTGGCTTTACCATTTGCCCCTGTATTTTCAATTCTAAAGTAGCCGTAGGCTTCTTTTAAACCATCGAAGATGGCCATAAACTTTTCTGCTGACATTATTTACCCCACTCGAAAGAAAGCGGCGGGACATTATTACCCCGCCGCATACATTAATTAAAACGGTATGTCGTTATCGTTTTTAGTTGATGCTTCTTCGTCTGAGTGTTTTACAACAACATCCCCTGCGGTAATGCTTGATGCAAATTCTTTTGCCCGTGTATACATGTGAGCGTCGGACACTGGACCCTCTACTGACATTTCCCATCCATGCCATGAGCCTTTGGAGTTTTCTTCCCCAATAGTCTTCAAGTCATAGATGTAAGCAAAACGTGGTGGTGTGAAAGGCCCGTTTGCACCCATCATAGAACGTGATGCCATAATGCTATTCCATTTACGTGACTTTTTAAGTTGCGTAGATTTCATTGCAATCAAAGCGGTTTCCATTGAACCGTCTTCTGCAAGCAGAACAACAAAGTGCTGATGCGTTTCTTCGATGTATTCACCAGAACCGTCAGCCACGTAATCTTTGTTGTCGTCCTTAGAACGTTCAACTTTTGGACGAGCGTCGTTTGGCTCGTAGATCGCGGTAGGCGCACCGCTTCCAACGCCCCGTGGAGCCCATTGGATGAACCTACGTTGATATGCGCATGGAATGACACGAATGCCCGTCTTGCCCTTGTATAAAGCGCCTGTGACGGTATTATAGATGTCACCTTTACGAGCGTCATCGTTAACGTCCAATACAGGGTCATTACCTGATAGAACTTTAAGAAACGGCAGGGCTAAATCTTCTTGCCCCAAATCCTGTAGACCACCACCGGCGTCCGCTTCAAACATTGCAGGGTTGAACTCAGCAACTCCTGTTTCTTCTTTTTTAGCAACTTCTTTTGACTGTGCCATATTATTTACCTTTTTTAATTACTGCGCGTTGACCGACATAAGCTCCGAATAATTCCATCGGAAACTCTTCTCCTGCCTCGCATCTCTCTTTCACAAACGCACGTAGTGTCTGTGGGTGAATTTCGGTTTTTTGCGTTGGCACAAAACCTTCTTTTTCCGCAAATGCAGAAAAAGCATGTGCTTGATCGTCCTCGCCACGGCCAAACTGGCATAAGACAGTATTCTTAATAATGTCATCATACCCGTTATCACGTAACCAGTCATAAGCTTGTGGACGATTGTTTACCAGTATGGAAGCTCCATACGTTTGTTTCACTTGTACGGTAGAACCGTCATCCAAAGCAAAAGAAGAAATGCCAATCTCTGCAAGCATCGCGGGCATCTCTTCATCCGTCAATTTAAGGAGCCTTTTCTTGGCGGCCTTGAGGTCTGTTTCAAGGTCATCAATGTAAAGCTCTTCATCGCGGATTTGTCGGGCTAACTCTGCAACTGTAGTTAATCCTTTTTGATCTATCTTTTCGACAGAAGAGGCGATAGTATCCTCAAAATCTTGTTCCATCATTTTTAGTACATCGTTACTCATTCCGAGTCTCCTTCGTGTTTAAAGGCACCGTTCGGGCCTTGACAAATACAGATAATATCTTATACTCCACACTTGTCAAGCAGTTTTTTACAGGGGAAACCGATGCGCGGATTTGAATATAAAACCAACCCATATGACCACCAACGTACAGCCTTAGAAGCTTCGTGGGCCGAGGAATATTATGCTTTGTTTATGGAGATGGGTACAGGTAAAACCAAGGTGGCTATTGATACGATGGCTGTACTTTTTGAGGCGGGTAAAATTAACGCCGCACTGGTTGTCGCCCCCAAGGGTGTTTATGATAACTGGGTAAAGAATGAAATACCCGCACATCTACCCGATAGAATACAACGTCAGATATTACGTTGGACCCCTGCTAAGACAAAGCGCATGGAGACCAACCTCAAAGACTTTATTGTAGATAAAATCAACGGTATTAAAATTTTTGTAATTAACATTGAAGCGTTTTCCACGAGCCGTGGTACGGAAGCCGCTTTAGCGTTCCTGTATCAAAACCCTGACAACATGGTAATAGTAGACGAAAGCACTACTATAAAGAACCGCAAAGCCGCTCGAACAAAAAACATCGTTAAGTTACAAGAATACTCTAAGTATCGGCGCATCTTGACGGGCTCACCTATAACGAAAAGCCCAATGGATTTGTTTAGTCAGTGTGACTTCTTGAAGAACAAGGCCTTGGGTTTTAACAGTTACTTTGCCTTTCAGGCGCGGTACGCAAATATACAACAGCGTACAATGGGGCACCGTAGCTTCCAACAGATTGTAGGCTATAGGCGGTTAGACGAACTTTCTGAAAAGTTAGATTTGTTTAGTAACCGTGTGTTAAAAGAAGACTGCTTAGATTTGCCCGAGAAAGTTTATGTACGCCGTGAGATAGAGTTTACGCCAGAGCAGAAGAAACTGTACACACAAATGAAAAAGTTAGCTTTGGCTAAGTTAGAGAGTGGCGAGCTTGCAACAACGGCCAGTGTGCTTACGCAGATCATGCGTTTACAACAAATATGTTGTGGGTTCTTACAACCTGATGAGGGTGAAATACAAACTATTGCAAGTAACAGGTTAAAGGAATTACTGGAGCTTACGGATGAGGTGCAAGGTAAAGCTATCATTTGGGCTACTTACACGCATGACATCTTACGCATAGAAGGTGCGTTACAAGAAAGGTTTGGCCCCGACTCGGTAGCGACATACTTTGGCGGTACTCCACAAGATGAGCGTCAGGCTATTGTTACGCGCTTTCAAGATAAAAACGATCCACTTAGGTTTTTTGTGGGGCAACCCCGTACAGGCGGGTATGGCATTACACTTACGGGTGCCAACACAGTAATTTACTTTTCAAATAGTTATGACTTGGAGATTAGGTTGCAGTCCGAGGATCGCGCCCACCGCATTGGACAGACAAATAAAGTCACCTATATTGACATGGTTTCGCCTGATACAATTGACGAGAAGATACTAAAAGCGTTGCGCAGTAAGATTGACATTGCGGGTCAGGTGTTGGGAGAGGACGCTAAAGACTGGTTAACGTGAAGGTTTCACTTCTCCACCACCGCTAAAAAGTTGTGCAAACATTGGTTCGATGCCGCCTTGAATAAGGTTTCCACCACCACCGTCTTCCCCCATAGCTTGGGTCATAGCCATTCCGCCGCTAAGAAGTGGGTTTGGTCCAACACCGTCTTCGCCTATAGCTCGTGTCATCCCTTTGGGCCGATCTGCTGTTGGCATTGCAAGAGGAATGCCCCCGCCACCACCGTCTTCAAAGGAGGCTTGAGTTATCATTGCTGAAGACAGGTCGGCAGAAATGCCACTGCCGCCGCCACCACCGTCTTCGCCTATAGCTCGGGTCATAGCATTGCCCATACTAAGACTTTCGGGCCCCTTATCAAATGCAGAAAGGCTATCAAGGTGCATTTGTCCACCGCCAAAGCCAAAGCTTTCTTCTGCTCCAAAATGAGCCCGCTCTGCCTCGTCAACTAATTTTACAAAATGTTCTACATCTTGTTGAGCAGCTTGTTGAACAGTATCTGCCGCCATTTTACCGTAAGTTCCCATCAAATACTCTTGATAATTTTGTAAGGGAGAACCTCGTAAATCGGCGAGGTCTCGGCCAAACTGGTTTTGATCCTGAAATAATCCGCCAACGCCTTGCATAGGTGTTAAGGAACTTGCATAAGGGGAAGCTATGGGTCCGCCTCTGGCATAAGTTTGAACGATTTCACCATTTTCGTATCGTATATCTGCCATGTTTTATGCTCCTAAACTACCAATGCCGCTTTTAATTAATTGTGTTGCTGAATCGTTTGGAAACAGTGCGGCGTACCTAGTTCTATCCACTGGGCCAGAAGGTTGTACGGGTGCCTGTTTAACAGGCGAAACGTTCTGTGGGACAAAACTAGGTGCCGTAACCGTAGCAGTACGGGTGGGAGTTTCCTCTACTACAGTATTCAAAGACCCTTGTTGGTTTGAGGGTGGTACAACTATTGTTTCTTTTTCTATCTCGTCGTCAATCTCACGAGGAACGGCAGGTAGTTCTCTTCTCAATGGAGAGAAGCCAAGGTTTTTCAACATATCTCCTACGCGAGAAGCCAGCCTGATCCGTTCTTTGTCATTACGGGGTTTGCGCATCATGGCCGCCAACAGTTTTGGATTGGACATAAGTTCTGACATAACGTCTGTTTGTAGCGCCGCAGGAATGTCATTGAATATGCGTCGCATAGTTTCCGCACCTTGGCCTGCCGCAATAAGAGCGCCGGGTCCACTTTGACCTCCAGTAATAATTTTTTGAGCGCGAGTACCGAGCGCAGAACCTGTAATTCCTAAGTAGAAATCTAATATCGGTCCCGCACGATCTACTAGCTCTCCTATATTTCCTGCTTTTTCAGAAGCTTCAAACCGTACCATTTCAGATAAATAAATTTTGAGGTTAGCAAGTTCGGCCTCGTTCATGACCTTATTTTTTTGCATCCAATCTACTAAAGATACACGGCCTTTCGATCCTTTCATAGGACGAAACATATCATCATATAAAGAACTAGGGCTAAATGTTCCAGAGTGGCTACCGCCTGCTTTTGTTGAAGCCCATTCTAAAATAGAAGATTTTAAACCTGTCATAGCTTGCTCTTGCATATCTTCGGGAGCGCCTTTGACTACATCTAAAAGTCTATCTAGCCCTTTAACCGGAGCCTTTGTATTTATAGCTCGTGCGATAGCGGTGGTTGGGCTTTCTGTGCCATAAATTCTTCTACCCGTATCACTAGATACAGGGTTCATAAGATCATAGAAGCTTATTTGAGCTAACTCTTCAGCTTGGTTCTTCTTGTTTATAACAGAAGTTTCTTTTAAAAGTACGTTTGCAGTTGCCGCATCTTGAAGATCATACTTTAAGGAGGGGAACTGGCTTAATACGTCTTCATTTTTTGAAACCCATTTAGCTAAAGCGTCTGGATTGACCGTGCCAGTGTTTGGGTCAAAGGCCTCGGATCGTGCATTACGAAGAATTTGCTCAGTAACGCCGCGCAAGGTTCCGATAGTTGTCTCAGCGTCTGCCAATCCTTCTTCTACTGCAAACATGCCAATGTCATTTATTTGCTCTAAACGTAGGTATGTTGGATCGTTACCGCCTTGCAATATGCGACGAGCCAATAGCTCTGGTCCCATGCTCGCGGCTCCCGAGCCTTTTGTCTTTGTAGCTTCGCCTGCAAAAGCACGGGTAAACGTGTTATTTAAAGAACGAGAATATGCTCTAGCCGTGTCATACTGGAACCGGTAGTTCTCTGCGGCTGATGATCCTAACGAAGCACCGCCAAGGTCGTCGAGCATAGCACTTGCCATTTCATTGGCAATGCGGGCTGAATTGTAGTCAGGGTTTTCTCCGGAAGCAAACTGACGTGCATAATTTAAAGCAATCCCGCGTAATTCAGTAAGTTCTTTTGTAGTTAAAGGTTCTGTTACTGCGCCTGCTCCGTCGTCCGTGGATTGTTTGCCTTGTAAAACCATCAAGTCCGCAGTTTGATCTAAAGCGTTTGCTAACTGACGTGTTCTAGGAGTAGACATACGACCTCGTGCGGAACTGGCTTCTTGTCTTAACCTTGCTAGTATATCAGCTTGAGATGCACCTTCCGAGGTCATTGTGTCAATAATACTACTTACACGATTTTCATAAGACGTGCCTGCAAGTTTGTTTACTGCATCTGAAGCTCGGCGTTGCGCAGTGCGTAGTTCGCCAGACACGGGAGCCGCTCCACCTAAACCTAATTCATCTGTCTTTCTTGTGACGAAAGCCTCAAGTAAAGGCATGTCTTTAGCCAGTTTTGTTTGAAGTTCTGGAGATACCCCGCGTAATCTTTTCCAAGCCGTAATGAAACTAGGTGTGTTGGTAGCTTCTCCGGCGGCATCAGTAAAAGAAGTGAGATCGATGTCAGGTACGGCTGACCACAAAGCTTTTTCTTTTCCACGCGCTTGACCCAATTGATTTGTAATCACGTCAAATAACTTTTCAGAAAGTTGTATGTTACTACTGCCGTCCCCTGAAACTGTATCAAAAGCTTTGAGTACGTTATCCGTTGCAAATGCCATGCGTTGGTTTAATTGCGCACTAAACACGCCTTCAGCTAGATCAGCGGCGCTTTGTAAAGCGTCTTGGTCTCCAGTTTGAGCCATTGCTAAGATTACGTTTCTAAGTGCTTTAATAGAAGCCTTTGATCCGGCTGTTCGTTCAGCGGATAACCCGCTACCCAGTTGTTCTAACGAAGCTTCAATAGCCAAAAGGGCGGCCGACCCACCTTTATTTCCGGCAGTTAATGCGATAGGCTTTCCATCTTCTCCAACGAGAAGTTCCCCTAAATCATCTCCGGCCAAACGTGCAATAACTTCTTCTACGTTTTCGCCTTCTTTTTCTATAATATCAATAATAGTCTCAACGGCTTTTCTCTGTCGTGCATTCTTCAGTGGTGACAAAACAGCATTGGCACCACCTTGTTTATATGTGGTCTTAACTTTTTTAAAAACTGGAAGCATTTTTTTAAAATTTGTTACAAGAGGTATAAAGGGGCTACCTGCAAGGGTTGCACCTACGCCCCCCGAGGTTTCAAAGAAAATACGAGCCAAAGGGTCGCCTTGAAAGTATTCTTCAGAAAAACCTGCACCTAATGTTTGACCGGTTGCGGCAATTGCTTCTCCCACAAGAAAAGGAGTAGGAGCCCCGCGAGCCGCGGTTCCTGTTTTACTTAACAGATTTTGTGCGCCTTGTAGCAAACGTGTGCTTCTACTAGGACTAAGGCCTCTGTCGGCTAAGTTTTTTATAAATTCAGCAGTGCCAACGCCTACATTTTTAGAGATCATAAATGGAAAAGGTAACCAAGCTAATGCGCCAGCCGCAGTTTTACCAGATTCGTAAGCAGAAGTTTGTCCGGGAAGCATAGGGCTTTCTTCTCCTATAAGCTCATCCGTTAACAACTCGCCACCTTTATAACCGGCTAAAGAGCCCACAATACCCGAGCCTAAGACAAAAGCGCCTTTCGCTATAGGATGAACAATAGGAACTTTAGAACCAGCTTTTACTCCTGTCATAAAACCACCTAAAGCGGTGGCTGACGGTGCAACCTCTCTTTTAAAACCTTCTAGGAAAGTACCTGCCTCGATAGGATTACCCTCTGTGTCAACTGCAAGTAAGCTTATAATTTGATTGTTTGTTAAAGCTCTTTGCGCACTTGGCTTGCCTCTTAAAGGTTCAAAAGTGTCAAACAATGTTGATTGTCCACTTACTAGCCCGTCGTAAGAGCCTGTACCTAAAACTTCTTCAGCAAGCATTTCGGCTATTATTTTTGAAGAGTCTTGCCCCTCCGCAGAAAAACCTTGCACGTAAGCATCAAACTGAGGTTTGTCAAAAACTACAGGAGTATAATTTGGGCCACTACTATCAGCAGTTACAATTTCTGGTTCCATTGATTTAGCCTCCTATTTGTTGGCCGGAGTTCTGTTGATTTTGAATAAAGTTTCTAAAACCTTCTAAGGTATCTTTGTCTACATTTCCTCCAACACTACTTGGGACGGTAGCTAACATACCTAACAAACGATTGATTTCAAAGTTGTTTGCTTGAACTGCCTGCCGAGTTTTATCATCTTGAATGCCGCCGTTTAATGCTTGTAAGTTAGCACGTTTTTGTTGAAGAGCTAAAGCTTTCATTTCTACAAGTTTGTTAGCTTCTGTTTCAGGGTTGCCAAAGAAAGTATCTGGATTAGGGAACAATGCCCCCACTTTTTCCATCTCAGCTACTGGGAACCTTGGGTTAACCACTAACGCAGACCGCCCCAAGATGGTTAAACCGCGCAAGAACTGTCTATTTGCTTGAGTGTCTTGGTATCTTTGTCGAGCCGCAGGGACGAAACCACCAAACATGTTATCTAAGAATACTGCAAATCCAGCATATGGACCTGTACCACCACGAGCCGAGGCCATTGCATCGCGCATTAATCCGGCTTCTTCCGATGAAAGAGACGTAGGATTTTCGCGGGTTCCACCTTTGGAAACGATGCCTAACTGCTCGTCCATTAGGTCTAGGTCTTTACCCGCCGTTAGAGCTATTCGTTGTTTAGCCGCAATGTCGTAAGCGATAGTATCACTTAGTGGGTTAACACCAGTGGTAGGCATACTTACAGATTGACCCGAAGCATCTAAGTATGTTCTTCCGCCATCGTAACTTAGTACGTTTCCTAAACCTTGGATTGCAAAAGCTTTGGCCGTAGGCGCAGCATCCGAAGCCAAGTTGCCAATGGTAAACATCTGTGTACCGCCTTCGTTTGCTTGATTAGCCGCTTCCATTGCCGCACGGCCTCGATCCGTTGTGCTGTCTACTACGCGAGTAGTTTGGTTGCTCATGTTGCGTATAACCTTAAATACAGGCTTAGTAGGCGCACCCTCTGCTTGGAACACAGAAGTTGCTGAGTTATCCGCAGGATTAAATAGAACTAAATCGTCATTGATTACTTTCAACGATGGCGCAAGTCTATCTGCTTTAGCTTCAGCCTCTTCAAACGCTTGTTTACGCAGAGCTAAACTTTCACTAGCGGCTTGTGTAAGCGTTGCTAGATCAAGGTTGCCTTGTGATATATCAAGGCCGCGTTCTTTAAGAGCGTTCATTACTTCGTTTTGTAATGTTGTAAGTAAACGATCTTTTTCTGCTTCACTACCAGTAAAGTCTTGCATATCGTCTTGTAACAATTGTTTAAAGTTTTGCGCATTAATTTGAAGACCTTCGCGAGCCGCTCTATCAAGGGCATTTTCCGCCGCTGTTGCAAGTTGTTGATTTTGTGCTGCCGCCGAGGCAATTGTGCCTTTATGGTCAGCCAAGGCAATATTAAATCCGTGACCTTTGTCCATTTGAGCCAGCTCAAAGCCGTTTTTGACGCCTGCTATTTTTAATGTATTATCTAAATCAACTGCTTTTTCTGTAATACGAAGTTCACTTCTCAACGCGGCTAACTCTTTATCCAATTCACCACGTTGCGCAATAGTTTTTGCATCGTTAGCAAAGCCAAGCGCCTGACGAGAAGCTGTTGCAGCGTCAATTGCATTTTGCAATTCAGATTTAAAGACTTGTGAGGACAAGCGTTCCTTCGTTGTAAAGTCAAATTTCTTACCTTGAAGAACTAAGTCATGCGCTTCAGACAGTCTTGCCGCTTTTTCTTCTAATTTATTACGAAGTTCTATCTGATCTGTAGTAAGTTCGCCTTTTAGGTTCTCAAGAACAAGTTTGCTCTCCGCCAAGTCGTTAGCTAAACGTAAAGCATAAACTTGCTCGGTTTCATTTTGTTTCTTTTCGAAAGAAAATTTGTTGCCTTGAAGTAGTAACTCTTGTGCGCGTTTTGCGTTTTGCTCTACCAACTTAGATTCTGCCAGAGCGGATGCCGCCTCGGCATCAATTGCCGCTTGTTTTTCAACGCCAAGTTTAGTTTGAGATGATTGCAACGCCGCTAGATCAAGCGCTCGTTTTTCAGAAGCCTGCCCTTGTTTAAATTTCAATAATTCGCCCGACCGTGCGCCGATGTTACCTAACACAGGTTGAGCTACTTCTGCCAAACGTTCAGCAGGGCTCATTTGACGATCACCGGGAGTAGCAAAAGCCAAGGCCCCTTGTGCAATGTCAAATAACATTTGGGCTTGAGTCATTCTTTTCTGTTCGTCGTAAGCCGCTTGTTGATCGTTACTACCTAATAGTTGGTTATATAAAGCCTTATCTTGCTCAAAAAGTTCTAACGCCCGTGGGTCTGGGGTACCGGCGACACCACCCGGAGCCATATACTGGACCGCGCCGCCTTGATTAAAATTTACAGGAACAGGAGCCTCCTCGGCACCCATATCTATTGTAGACATGATGCCTCCGGCCATGTTTCCTTGTATAGGAGTGTTCATTGCTTCAGGAGCCAAGCTCCCTATGCCTTCGTCAACCGCCGCCATTTGCATCACGGGTTGAACCAAAGTTAGCACAGAGTCTGGTGTACGTTGAGCATCTTCCTCTCCGACCATCTCCGCTAATTCCATCCGGCGCTCTTGCAAAGGCATCTGATCACCGCGGATGGAGTTGATTACACCCTCGTAATCTTCATTCTCAGCGGCGGCGTCTATACCTTGAAAGTTTCCTGCGGCCTGCCCTAACATTTGTTCTAAAATGGCGGGATCAAGCCCTGCTTGGTTTGCCATATCAGAGGCTTGTGCCATGCTTTCTATTTCCGGAGGTGGCATACCGGCCATAGCCGCCGAAGGTTCACCGCCCATTTGCATTCCTACGGGCGGCATTTCTTGAGATGCCGCAATAATTTCTCCGGGTCCACCTTTTTCTTGCATTCTTTGGGCGGGCATCAAATCCTCAAATCTTTGTAAGTCCGATTGAGCAAACCTTGGATTAACGGACAAAGCATTTCTTCCCTGTTCTTGCATTAACTGCAAAAGCTCGGGTACCGTAATACCTAATTTTTCCGCTTCTCTTTCAATAATATCGCCCGTTGCAATAATATTGCCGGGTCCACCTTTTTCGGGCATCATTGGTGACCCACCTGCTTGCATCCGACGTACTTGTCCACCATTAGCAAACATTTGTCGGCTCATTACGCCTCTATCCATCATTTAAAATAACCCCGCTTGTTTTGCGCCGCCGTAAGCCGACAGACCTGCTACGCCAAGTCCCAAAATACTTTGAGCGGGCGATACTGAAGGTGCCGTAGTTGCCGATATACTTTGTTGAGACGACGGAGCGCCCTTATAAATATCTGACAAAAATGAAACCCGTTGATATGGTTCGTATGCTTGCTGTAATTCTGTTTGCCGTTTAGCTTCCAATTCGGCTTGGTTTTGCGCTTGATATTGTTTTCCTATATCGAACAAGAACCCAGTTTCTTTTTGACCCATGTTTTGACCTAACTCACCAAGAGATGCTTGTTTTATACCTAGGTTACTAAGTGCATCGCCTTGTGCCAAGCCCAATTGTCCATATTGTGCGCCAAGCCCACCAAGACCTTCGCCCAACCGGCCTTGTAACTCTGAACCTTGTAGTCCTAAACCGCCTGCCGCTTGCGCACCTTGCATCCCCATGTTGGCTTGCGCTTGACCAAGTTGGCCTTGCTGACCGGCCATCTGACCCGCAAATTGCTCTCCGGCAAGTGCGGTTTGACCAGCTTGCGCGGCAATACCCGCTTGCGCTTGCGCGCCTTGCAAGCCTAATTGACCCTGTTGACCCGCCATTTGACCCGCTAATTGAGCCGCGTTCATTCCGGTTTGCGCAGAAAGCTGTTGTAAGCTCATGCCTGTTTGAGCCAAGGCTTGAGCGTTTGCCGAAGCCATTTGCTCGGCCGACATACCTAGTTGCGCGGCCTGACCTGCGGTCTGACCTTGTAGTTGTGCCGCT